TAGATGAGTTTGGCGAAGAACGAGGAAGTATGGCAGAGATAATGGGGGAAACAATTGGCGCTGACCCAAACAAGGTTCGGGGTAAACGTGGAATTAAACAAACATTCGAGGAAGGGGGTTCTTTTAAAAATCTTTTATCTTGTATAGCGATTGCAAAAGGTAATGTATCTGCGGGTACTAGGTATACAGGCCAAATCAGTGTATTTGGTACAGGTGGTGAAGTTGGAGACGGAATCGTGGGACTACAAACTCTTTTTACAGAACCTGATGCTCATGATTTCTTTTCAGTGCCCAACATATTTGAGGAAGGGGGAATGAATGAACGTGTAGGTATATTTGTTCCTTGTTACCGTACCAACTTCGAAGCTATAGATGAAGTGGGGAATGTTGACTACCAAAAAGCGTTAGCCTTGGATGATGAGGTCCGTAAAAGATTAGGTACATCTAAAGACCCTAAGACTTTGGATAAAAGAAAGGCTGAGTACCCTAGAACTCCTTCGGAACTTTTCCAACGTATAGATGGGAACGAATTCCTAGTTGCTGAAATAGATAAGCAGATACGGAAATTAACTACACAGTCTACCTACAAAAATATGCTCAGACATGGGAAGATGGAACGAAATAAAACAGCGTATGCTATTAACGGTGTTGAGTTTATACCAGACCCGAAAGCACAGCCACTAGATGAATACCCTCACGTTCAACAGGAAAATGGGATAAAGAAAGATTTAAGTGGGTGTGTTACTATTTTAGAAAAGCCTTATGTAGATTCAACCGGTAAGGTTCCTTCAGAAATGTACCAGATTGTGTTTGATGCCTACTATAAAGATGAGGCAGAAGATCTTACTTCTTTGTTTGATATTACCGTAATAAAACAATACAATGGGATTGATGATACTTATGCTACTTTACCAGTGGCTTGGTACACAGGAAGACCTCAACAACTTAAAACATGTCACGAGATTCTTTTTATGTTGGCCGATTATTACAACTGTAAGGTACAAGGTGAGGTAGCAGGGGGCGGTCAAGGTGTAATTGATTACGCTAAGGCAAAACCTAAATTGATGGCACGAATAGACTTTGAGCCAGAGATGTTACACAATAAAGAGATTGCTTCTAGTAGTAAGAATCGCTCATACTTAATGAACATGCCAACAGAAAGAAAAAAGTTGGGTATGATGTACTTAGTGGATTGGCATAAAGAACCTATTGGATTTAAAGAGGATGGTAAACCTTTACTTAGACTAGAACGTATCTACAAACTTGGGCTATTGAGAGAAATGAGAGCGGGTGGTATTAGAAACTCAGATAGGATGTCTTCGATGTTAATAGGCATGTTCTGCTTAAAAGAAAACATCATTAAGAACTTAAAAGCTAAAAAAGAATCTAAAGAATCATTTTATGATAGACAGCTATTTCAAGAAAGCTCCCCAACAGAGACAACTACCTTCTATTAATTAACTATATTTGTACAAATTTTTTAGGATGACTAATGTAGCAACAAAACCATTACAAACGCTTTCTTGGAAAGACAAGATTAAGAATGACAACCAGTGGTTTAAAGATAACATAAAGTACTACTTAGCCGGAAGTAGATTTGGAACTCACGACCAAGAAAGGGATTTACAATTGTTGTATGATGTCTACAATAGTCGATTCCCTATGAATTGGTTCACTCATATTACGGACCCACTATCAGCTAAAAATCCTAATCATAAAAACTTTCCAGCAAAGATACGGCCAGTAAACATTCTAAGAACTAACTTAGATTTGTTGATGGCTGAGTATCCTAGAAGACCTTTTATATTTCAGGTGAATAATCTATCTGATACATCCTACTCTTCCTACCAAGAAGAATTGAAGAAAACTATTAAAGGTAACCTTACTAAAATGTTTCAGTTACAAGTCGAACATGATTTGATGGCAGAAGGATTAATCACCAAAGATGGGCAACCGGCTTCTCAAGAAGTGTTGGAAGAGATTCAACAAAGAATGTCAAATCTTCCAATACCAGAAGATATAAAAGAAAAGTTCCATCTATCATACAAAGACGCTTTAGCTGTAAAAGGACAAAAGTGGTTAAGACGTTGTATTGCAGAGCATAGTATTAGACAGAAGTTTGGCAAAATGTTCAAGCATTGGGTAATTGTTGGAGAAGCCTATTCATATAAAACAGTCGAGTTTGATACAATACGGTATAAGCCAGTGTCCCCAAAACACATAGATTTCGATAAATCCCCAGATGAAGATTATGTAGAAGATTCTGAATGGGTGGTGTATAGAGAACAGCTTACGGTGTCAGATGTAGTAGATAGATACTACGAAGTTCTTAAAAAGGATAATATAACTGCGTTAGAAACAAATAATAGCAACTATGCTAGTCCTCAGTCTTTCTATACTTACGTTTCTGAACAGACTCAAACAGGGAAAGTTCCTGTAACCCATGTTACTTGGAAGGGTAGAAAAATGATTAAGTTCATTACTATTGTGGACCCAATGACTGGTGAAGTAATTCAAGATACTGTGGACGAAGATTATGTAATCGACAAGGCCACTGAGACTGTAGTGGAAGAAAAGTGGGTGAATGAGCTTTATGAAGGTACTATGATTGGTGATGATATTTTTGTAAACCTAAGACCAGTGCTGTTTCAAAGAAATGTGATGAATAATTTTTCCGTAACGAAACAACCTTATAATGGAAGGAAGTACTCGGATTTACATTCAATCAATACTTCACTTACAGAACTAGGACTACCGTATTTGATAATGTATATCATAGTTACTAGAACACTTGAACTTACTATTGCTAAATCAAAAGGTAAGATATTGCTCATCGATCAGAACGCTATCCCGACAGAGGATGGATGGGATGAGGAAAAGTTTTTCTATTACTCTGAAGCTTTAGGGTATGCTTTGATGAACCGTAATCAAATAGGGGTTGATAAGAGTTGGAATCAGTACCAGGTGGTAGATATGTCTTTGTTTGACCAGATAAAACAGTTGATTGAACTTCAACAACATTTTAAAAATGAATGGGATGACATCATTGGTATCAACCGTCAACGTAAGGGTCAAACTTACGCTTCTGACTTGGTAGGGGTAAACGAAAGAGCCACTTTCCAATCAACTATTATTACGGATATGATTTTCAATCTGTTCGAAGAGTTTACAGAGAAAGAGTTGCAAGGCCTGTTGGATCTTTCTAAGTTTACGGAAATAGAAGGAACTAGAAAATTGTGGAACTCAACTGAGTTTGGAAATGAAATTTTAGAAATTGAACCTGACCAATATTGTAATGCATCTTTTGGTGTAATGGTACAATCATCATCAGAAGCAATAGCTATTAAAAATAAACTAGAAGCTAATGTTCAAGCAATGATTCAAAACAATGTAAAAACTTCTACAATAATTGAAGTGCTTACATCCGATAACGTAGCCGAGCTTAAAGCTAAAATTAAACGTGTAGAAGAAATTGAACAGGAAATTGCTCAACAGCAACAAGAATCTGAAGCTGAAGTTATGGCACAGCAAGACGAGAGAAGATACAAACTTGAGGAATTATTACATTCATTTAAGATGGAAGAGATTGAAGCAAAAGGAAAAATTGAAAAGGAAAAAGCAATTATTCAAGGAGAATATAATACCTTTACATTCCAAGATGGGGACGCTAATGATAATGGGATATTAGATGCAAAAGAAGTAGAAGACCTACGATTAGAACGAGAAAAGCTTCAACAAGACGCTTCTCAACGAAGTGCAGACCGACAACTAAAAAGAGAAGAGATTGCATCTAAAGAACGAATCGCAAAAGCGAGACCGAAACCAACAAAGTAATTTTTTAAAATTAAATATATGACATCAGTACGTTTATTTAGAGACCCAGGAGCTGGAGAAGGCGGGGGCTCATCTGATCCAACGAATCAGACAGAAGGAGTTAATGAAGATGGAAGTCTTCAAGAAGGTTATAAACTCGATAACCTTGGTAATGTAGTTAAAGCTGAAGACCCGATTAGTCCTCCCGAAGGTGGTGATGGTGCTATTGAAGGTGTAGACGCTGACGGAAATCTTTTAGAAGGTTTTGAGCGTTTAGAAGATGGCACTATCCAAAGAATAGAATCAGGGGACGAGCCACCAGAATTGACCCCAGAAGAAGAAGCATCAGCTTTCTATGAAGCTGTAACTGCTATTACGGGAGAGTCTTATCAAGTAGAATATGGAGACATTGATCCAATATCTGCTGAAGGTGTGGCACTTAGGGACAAAGCCGTAAAAGAAGCAGGAATGTCTGAGTTTGAGAATCATCTGAAGGAAACCTTACCAAAGGCTTATGCATATTTCTTGCATTTACAATCGGGTGGAGGTGACGATGAGTTCTTTCAACGAACTACTCCTACTTTACCTACTAGGGTTGAGTTTGAAGCTGATACAGACAAACAAGCTGCCACAGTTTTAAAGGATTTAACTGATAAAGGAGTAGACAGGGATATAGCTCAGGCGACTGTAGACAAATTTATTAAGGACAATGTTTTAAAAGACAAGGCGTTGAAGGTGTACGATTCTACCTTAGAGGCACAACAAAAACACCTTAGTGATATTGATGCCTTTAATAAGAAAAAGCAAGAAGAGTTCAATGCAAGTGTAAACAACCTTCTTTCATCTGTTGATACGGCAATTAAAAACGATATGAAGCTTTTGATACCGGAAACTAAGCAACCAGAGTTTGCTAAATTTGTTCAAGAGCATATCCGATTTGACGACGGTAAATTCTTTTTTGCTCAAGAAATAGGGAATGATTTACCTAAACTCTTAGAACAGTTGTATTTTAAATATAATAATGGGGATTTAAAATCTCTTGTAGAAAAACAAGCTAGAAGCATAACTACACAGAGATTAAGAACTGCCGTAAACAAGGATAAGAAAACCCAAAATAATGCTGGAAGTGGTGGGCAAAGTTCGAGTGGTCACGTACCTTTGAGCAGTATTCAATTTCATTAAAAATAAACAATAAATAGAAAATGGCAAATCAAACAATTCCAGCTTCAAAGTTTATGTTGACATCTCAAATCATAGACACTAAGTCTTTGTTAGATGAAACAAACTTTTACCATCAAAAACAAGGTTCTCCTGATGAGTTAACCAGAAAACTGACCTACATGTTAGGGCGAAATTCAAACTTTCCTTTGGCGACAATGACGTTAGGTGGATCTGAATTTGGTAACAAAAATACAGTTCACACTGTGAAAGACACTCAATACACTTATCCTGTTATGGGCAAGTTAGATAAGGTGTCAGTTACATCGGATACTATCTATACAGGAACAGATAAGCCTGGTATAGGAAATACTCCGTTTTATTTATACTTTGCTGATAACTACATCAAGCGTTTCTACATTCTTCAATCTGAAGGAGGTATACAAGCTTATGTGTTAGAAGACTTAGAGCCAGTAGCTACTGGGGGCTATAGAGCAAAAGTTCAGTTGACCCCTGCAGGTCCTTCTGATTTCTGTCCTCCGGCACAAACATACACTGGCGTGAAGTGGATTAAAATGTACACTGCTGTACCTGAATCTCAATCTCGTACAACAGAAGGAAATATGGCTGTACCTGGTGCTGCTAAAAACCAACTTACTTACTCTCGTTTAGGTTACTCTTGGGCTGGTAATGCCGCTAACAAGGTAATGAAAATCAAGGTTAAAGGTAAGGACGGTCAAGAAACCGAAACTTGGATGGATTGGTTTATGTGGCAGTTTGAGAACACTTGGTTGAATGACTGTGAGCATCTTTTATGGTACGGTCGTTATAACCGTTTTGCAGATGGTACTATTCCTTTGAAGGATAACTTAACTGGAAAAACAATTGCAACAGGTTCTGGTTTGTTAGAACAAATCTTAAATAAAGGCACATACTCTGAGTTGACTTACCAAAGTTTGGTGAACAAGGTAGGAGATGCTTTATTTGGGCAATCTGATACAGGTGGTATGACAATCACCTTGATGGGAGGTACTGGTGCTCGTAGAGATATGGACAGAATCATTCGTGAAGCAGGAGGCCAAGTATTAGGCAACAACTGGGGTAACGTAGCTGACAAGTTTGTTACAGGTTCTGGAAGTAACTTAATGTTAGGTGGATTCTTTGACGGATTCTACCACATCGATGGGTACACAATCAAGTTCAAATATAACTCAATGTTTGACACAGGACGTGCTGCCATGGTTTCTCCTTTACATCCTAAATCAGGGTTACCGTTGGAGTCTCACCGTATGGTATTCATTGATGACAGTGATGTTGACGGACAACCAAATATTATGTATGTAGGTGAAGAAGGAAGATTATACTTAGAAGGTGTGGTACCTGGTTTAACTCCAATGCCACGTTCTCTTCAAATCTTACTTGGTATGTCATCACCAACTAAATTACTTTCTACCGACATGGACCAATCAAGTTATGTACGTTTCAAATCTTGTGGTGTTCAGTTGTTGAGAGGTAACCGTTGCTTTGACTTACAATGTGTAGCTGGAGCATAAGAACCAACTAAATTGTAGAATCCCCCAAGAGAAATTTTGGGGGATTTTTGTTTATTAGAAACTTTTTACTACATTTGTGTCTTAATAACTTCATAATGGAACATAAAAATAGTAGAAAAATTACAATTTTCAGAGCCGGTTCTTTTTTATCCCGTAGTCAGAAAGGAATGGATGATTACTTTGCGGATACAAAACAATCGATTGGCTCTTACTGGGAAGGTGGCGGATCACAAAGAATAGCATCAGGTTTATCTTTCGAAGAGATAAGGATTTTACTACCTTTTGTTACGGAAGTAGATAGCACTCACCCAGAGTTTATGAAAAAAGTAAACGAGTTTTATAGAGACATCTCAACAAATGTCCCTTACAACACTGGGGTTACATTAGAAACAGGATTATGTGTTGCTAATAATAAAGAAGTTAGCATAGATAGGGATAATCCTGAGAAATCTAATCTACCGATTAACCTATCAGATTACTTAAAATTTAGACAATTAAAAGGCCACCCAAGAGTTGCCAAAAATAAAGAAGAAGCCGATGGTAATGCAACCATGGAATTCTATATATTTGACAAGTACGAACTTCAATCAAAGAATACTAAAAAGATGGAAGAGAAAGATGCAGCAATGCGTATTTATCTTGAAATAAAAGATGATGAAATCAAGCCTAAAATGTTACTTACATTAATGGGTGTGGATCCTCGTAAGTTCACTGGGCCTAACGAAAAAACCTTAATCACAGAAGAGCTTCGTAAATTATCTGAATCTAAACCTACCTATTTTGTAGAAGTGTTCAATAACTCACATTTAGATACGGACTATTGGTTACAGTCTTTAGTAAATGCAGGAGTATTGAAAAAGATTGGAGATAAGTACATAGATGCGGAAAATGATAAAATAGTAGGAAATAGCCAAGAAGAAACTAGATACTACTTTGAGGATGAAGTTAATTCAGATTTAGTAACTACTTGGAAAGCTCGTTATCAAGAAAAACAATATTCACCAAAAAACAAATAAAATGACAGAGATTCAAACAATCAAACAACTACGTCAAGATATAGACGTAAAAATTCAGGAAGTTAAAGAATTACCTGGATCAAGAGAAACTTCTATCTGTATAACTAAATTACAAGAAGGAGTTATGTGGTTAGGAATGAGGTTAAAAGCCTTGAATGAACCAAATCCTTATCCTTCATCTAAAGACCCAAGTACAGGGGATGTAATTGAACCTACAGCTGATGGGTTAAAGCTTTAATTAGTTCACAATTAAATAGAAATAAAATGACAGCAACAGAAATCAAAGAAGCCTTGGCACAGGGAAAAGATGCCACAAGAAGTACATGGGAGTCGGGAACTATGGTTACCCAAATTCCTGAAACAGAAACGTATGAGAAGACGTTACCTGATGGCAGTAAAGAGCCTTACGTATTTGAAGAATACGATAAGTTTGAAACTGATTGGAGCCTAGTAGAAACTAAAGCTACAACAGAAGATGCCACAGAAAAAGAAGAAAAGGTAGAACCTTAGTAGGAAGTTAAAAGCTTAGAAAGTTTCCACATTGCTGATTTTTAGTTAGCTTTGTGGAAATTTCTTTTTAAAGATGACTGTAAGAGAATTACATATCGAAGTTAATCAATCCCTGCAAAAAGTAGCAGCGAATAAAACTCGTAAATTTTTGAATGAGGAAATTGATTGGGTATTGAATAAGATGCAGTTGCGATTTATTCAACTGAGTTTGAAGCCTAAGTTAAACTTACAGGGAAAACCTACAGGGGCATTCACAGTCGATCAATTACGGCAAGATGCTTTAAGGAATATTACGGTAACAAGACGAGGAATAGACTCAGACATCAGTGATACAGTAAGAAGTAAGCATATACTTCCTGCTAATTACATGCATCTATTGGCAGATAGTTCTATACTTTTAACAAACTGTGGAAGAGATAAAAAAGGCTCATATCAAGTTTTAGTTAAATGTATAAACTTTCCAGAAGCGTCTGGGAGCGCCCCATACTTTTCCTCACTTTCTATTACGGTAAATGGGGTGACAGTTAGTATACCTGGCTCACTAGAACAATACCACCAATACCAAAGTACCACAAATAAAGCCGACATCAGTTTTTTAATACCTTTCATATTGTATAAATTGAGAGAACAGGGGGTAGAGGCCTATTGGGAAAAGTATGATGATATTTACAAACAGAATTGTTTGATAGTTCCAGATGGCGTAGGAATATCACTTTCCTACAACGGTACAGCTTTGACAAATAACGTAACAACCGTAACAAAAAATATTATGTCCACATCTCTTTTGGATGGGGGAATAGAAAAGGCAAATAGGTTGGAAGAAAGTGCTAAAGTATTTGAATTAAACCAAACAGCTTTTTACCAGAGCAACATGCAATCCCCTTTATCAGAATTAGAAAA